AACACATCCTGAGCATGATGTTAAAAAACTGCTCATTTGTTAACATAAAGGAACGACACAATGCCTGCACTTTATCCTTTTCTAGACTTCCTCATGCTAGGTATCCTAGTCTTTGTCGCCTACAAAATCATCAAGCTGGATTAAGTAAATGCTAGAGCATAGCTCGCGGGGCAAGCCCCTAGAGAAGCCACGGGGTAAGCGGACGACAAAGTACAAGGGAGCACCCGAGGAGGCTACGTCTCGTACGGTAAGCCTAGTTCCCATGAACGACAATCAGAAGCTTTACATTGACGCCCTCAATAGCCACCAACAGATCATCGTCTTAGGTCCGTCTGGTACAGGTAAGACTTACATTGCAGCATCGTACGCAGCCAATCTGTACATTCTCCGTAAGATCGACAAGATCATTATCACTCGCCCTGCAGTATCTGTCGGCAAGTCCTTGGGTGCTCTACCGGGTGACATTGGGGAGAAGTTTAGTCCTTGGCTGTCACCAGTGTTGTCGGTCCTTGAGGAGCAATTAGGTAAGGGTGTCGTCGAAACTGGAATCAAGAACGGTAACATTCAGATGGCCCCGTTGGAGTACATGCGTGGCAGTTCCTTCAAGGATGCGTTCGTACTAGCAGATGAGTGTCAGAACCTAGACGTGGCTCAGTTCAAGATGCTAGTGACCCGTATTGGCGACAACTGCAGATTGGTGATGAACGGTGATATTCGTCAGTCTGACATCAAGGAACAGTCAGGTCTGTCTAAGGCGATACACTTGGCTAAAAAGTACAGCATAGATGCCTGTGTCGTTGAGTTTGGTATTGACGACGTGGTACGTTCTGATATATGCCGACAGTGGTTGGAAGCTTTCTACAAGGAGAATCTCTAAGATGGCTAAATGGAAAGTTGTAGAGAAAGACGAAGGGTACGACCTCAGTGAACACATGGAAGACGTAGATAACGTCAATAGCCCTGACCATTACAACACAGGGTCCATTGAGTGCATTGAGTACCTTCAGGACAACATGTCTTGGGAAGGCTTTACGGGATACCTTGAGGGCAACTGCAAGAAGTACCTGCACCGTTGGCGCTACAAGACGAAGCCTCTGGAAGACCTAAAGAAGGCACGTTGGTACCTTGATCGTCTGATTGAAGAGCTAGAGGGTCCAGATGAGTGACGTAATCATGTATGGCTCTCTCTTCTTCGTAGCCTTCGTTGTCGTCTTGCTCTGGGTTCTTAGCGAAAGCGACTAACGCAAAACAAAAGGGGAGCGCAAGCTCCCCTTAAGTCATTCTAGAGTGTAACGTAGGTTACTTGCCCTTAGCCATAGGCTTCTTAGCGGCAGGTTTAACCTTCACAGTAGCCGAAGCCTTAGCACCTGCACCAGCTTTGCCTTTAGCAGCGCCTTTAGCTTTCATTCCCATCATCATTGTAGTTCTCCTTACTTCTTTTTCTTTTTGATTACATCAGCACGGTTAGGTGCTCCAGCAGGGACTTTAGCTCCTTCAGGCTTAGGCTTACGACCCAGATTAATGTTGCCGCTAGAAGAAATCTTAGCTGCGTCCGTCGCACCGTTGCCAGTGAAAGCGTTCTTGATAGCAGTTACGATAGCCATACCGGGGACAGGCGTACGGCCCTTAGGCTTAACCTTGTTGTCGGCACTACGCGAAGCACCTGAAACAGCCGACTTGGGTTTGGTGTTGGTCGTCATGTACTTGCTCTGCCGATCTGTTAACCCCACCCCGGTCAACCCAACTTCCCTGAGTGACGTTCTCTGGCTATCCGTCAAGCCAGTGGTCGGTTTAGATGCAGCCGCTGGTTTAGCCTTAGGGCGAATGGACTTCGTTGGTGCAGACGAGGTAGGTTTAGAAGCAGCCTTAGTCTTAGCTTTAGGGGCTGCAGCGGGAGCCTCAGCTTTGACACCAAACTTACGGGTTTTCACCGCCTTGCCAAAGCCATCCTTAACGATGTTCCCTTTGGAGTCCTTCATATCGACCCAAGTGAAGTCTTTACCTTCTTTGTAGTTGTCGTTATCACGAGCCATAGTTATTTGCCTTTCTTCTTAGCTTTACGAGCAGAGCTAAGTGCAATCGCCACAGCCTGCTTCTGGGGTTTACCTGCCTTCATCTCTTTCTTGATGTTAGCACTGATCGTCTTCTTGCTTGAGCCTTGCTTGAGGGGCATGACCTTCTTCCTCGTCAGTTGTCGTGTATTCTGTGTCGTCATAGGCATTAAGATTTACGCCCTGCGCTAGAGTTACGCTTGAAGGAACGGTTCTTCGAGGGAGCCTCAGCCTTAAGGTTACCCATACGGTTGTCGCCTGTACGGTTGTTCTTGTGGGCTACGTCCTTACCGTCACCCTTCGACACCTTACCAGCCTTCTCCATCTTACGTCGTGCAGCATTGTTTTCCGCACGTTTCTTCTTGGCTCTGTCGGAGGAGTGGTAGTTCTCGTACTCTGACTTATAATCTCTAGCCATCACCACTTCACCTTATCTGCCCAGTACGCTGCACTCATCTTACCCTTAGCGATGTTCTTAGCGTGACGTGCCTTAAAGGACTTCTGACGTGCCGTAGGTTCTTTATCACCCGACACACCTTGTTGACCAAAGCGGATAGTCTTCACTGTGTCACCTTCTTTAGCAACGACAACATGGGACTTGGTAGGGTGGCTAGGGGTCTTCTTAGGCTTATTGAAACCTGAGACACCAGCACGTTCAAGGCGAGGGTCTTTAGCCATCTTACTTCTTCCTTGCAGTCTTTGCGGATTCCTTGAAGGCTTTAGCCGTAGGAGCACCTTTAGTCCCCGGCTTACGCATCTTCTCTCCCGAACCCTCAGCGATACGCTTACGCTTAGCGTTAATATTGGCGTAAAGACCTTTAGCCATTGCTCTTCTTCCTCGTGAGTATGTTAGTGATCCAACGACCAATCTCGTTAGGGCTAGGGAGGAGCCATCCTAAGATCAGGAGTAAGATGACCCACGGCTGTACTTCATTCACTGTTACTTCGTCGACACTTTCTGCAGACACTTTAGCTTCTACGGACTTAATGTCACCACTCTCGGTTCTCTGTTCGACATTCTTTGTCGTCCCGATAGTCTGGCTATTTGTCTTCCCCGCCTGAATGTTGGCTGCTACGTTTGGTCCACCTCCCTTCATAAGAGATAGAGGACTCATACCACAACCCGTTAGCAGGCTTGCCGACAAGACAATAGCAGTCAGGTTAGCTTTAAGGTTACTGACCCAAGCCACCACCGACCACCCATGCTACTATTGACGCGATGAAGCCACCGCCAATGATCCAAAGAATCTTCGACAAACTGTTGTTTATGTTACAGACGTTTCTGTCGATCTGGTCCACCTTTTGCTCAAGGAGAGCCAAACGTTTATCCATCTCAGCGATTTCCTTTTGAATGGCTTCTGCGTCCATTTCATCCCCCTATCTGAAAGCTCTAGTTTACTGTACCATATTGTTAAGAAGACGAAGCTCAGGCAAAACATCCACTAGCTCACCGTCTTTAATGGTCCAAACATGAAGCAAATCGTCGAGGGTAGCGGGAGAAGCGGAGCCTGCAATCTTAGTGGAGTCTGCTACAATGGTGTAGTTTTTCTGCTTATCGTTTGGTTTAGGCTTAGTAAAGATGCTAGTCGGCTTCACATCGTCCATCTCACCGTAGTAGACGATATTCTTCCCTTGATAACCACCTTCTTTAGACCGAACAAGGCCAGAACGAATCATGTCTTCAACTTGACTTTCGCCAGTCAGACGTACAGCGTAGGGTTTTGTCGGTTTGTCAAGGCTGGTTTTGTAAGCACCTTCACCACGGAAAACATTATCAGTTCTGACTACAGTACGGATGTTGTTTGTGGGCGCAGCTTTAAGAACCTTAGACAAACCTTTACCTACAAGGCTTACTGCGGGTATGGCGGAAATAGCCCCAAGACCAGCTTCTGCCGCACCTTGAGCAATAGTAGCCGGGTCACCGCTTTCAATACCCTTGGCTACTGTTTTTACCCCTTCTTCGACCATAAAGGCAGACCCAACTGGAGTAAGATCAGCCAAACCTACCCTTGACTTCGTGCCAACCAGACGTGAGGTATATGACCTTGCTGCTCCTTTGTCGACACCAAGAGAAGTCAGGAAAGAGAATACAGAATCAAAACCCTTTTCCTGAAGTGTTGGTTCGGTTGCTTGAATAGTATCGCCTTCTCTTGGGATAAACGGTTCACCGCTTGAGGCACTCCATTCAACAGAGTCATTCAACGTATCATTCCCAGCACCGCCACCTAGGGTATCATTTCCAGCGCCAGCACTTGCGTTACCAAGTCTACGGACAGACCCATTCTTACGGACTACGTAGACTTCTTCGTTGACGACAACAGTGTCACCTGCCTCAAGTTCCCCACGTTCTTGTGCCGCAAGGAACTCAGCCTCAGAAGCGTAAGACTTATCAGGATCACCAGCGATCTCCTGAATGAATGCCTGTACGTCTTGGTCGACAGAGATAGCAGGGCTAAGCTCACTTGCTCCTTGGGTTCCCGTAGGGGT